GACGAAAAATTAGACGATCTTTTAGATCAGCTATCTCTAGCAGTTGAAAATGCGATACATGTGGATGAGACTTTAAGATGTAAGGCTAGTGACTGCAGACTTGTAGGCACTGATCTTATGCAAAAAACCGAAGGCGATACGCTTACGGGTTCTGCGCTTTTAAGTTTTGAGATCAAGTATTTTACAGATGCCCCGTCACAGCAGGTTTTAAATAACTACAACGGAGCTGATTTTGTCATAGAAGTTGGTGACGCTGACACTGTAGACCTTGAGGGCACAGCGGATGTAAATCCGTTATAGGAGTTTATGAAGTATGGAAAAAGTTTATGTAAAACCCGCACCGGGATTAAAAATAAGGGACGACAAGACAAAGCAGTTCCTTCCGGAAGCCGGGAAAGTAGTAGAGATGACAAGCTATTGGGTGCGACGCCTTCAATGCGGGGATGTGTTGCTTGTCGAAAATGTAAAAACAGAAAAAGCTCCGGAAGCTAAATTTTCGGATCCAAAAAAAGCTAAGATGAAAGAAGGGGATGAATAGTTATGCCTATCTCGTTTACAGAAATACCAAGTAATATAAGGGTGCCGTTGTTCTACGCGGAGTTTGATAACTCAAGAGCTGTTCAAGGCCTTGCTCTTCAAGTTTACAAAGCACTTATGATCGGACAAAAGACTTCAGCGGGCTCTGCCACAGTTGAAGTGCCCGTTCTTGTTACAAGTGCCGATCAAGCAAAAAGTCTTTTTGGTGTAGGCTCAATGCTTCACCGTATGTTCATTAAGTGGTTTAAAAATAACAAGACCACAGAAATTTGGTGTATTCCTGTTGCGGATAACGGCGCAGGTGTTGCAGCAACGGGCACATTGACTACGACTGGGACTGCTACTGCAGCGGGCACCCTTTCTGTTTATGTCGGTGGCCAATTAGTACAAGTCGCTGTTGCAAGTGGTGATGTTCAAAACACAATTGCCGCTTCTATAAATGCAGCGATAAACGCAGCTACAGATTTACCTGTAACAAGTGGTGTTTCTACAAACGTAGTGACTTTAACTGCAAAGAACAAAGGCACAAACGGAAATAAGATTGATATTCGCCTTAACTACCAAAGCGATGAAGCAACCCCAGCCGGTGTTTCTGTCGCGGTTGTTGCTATGGCAAGTGGCGCGACTAACCCTGTTTTAACTAACTTAATTTCTGCTATGGGCGATGAGCAGTATCACTTAATCGTAAACCCTTTTGTAGATGCGACTTCTTTATCAGCTCTTGAAGCTGAGCTTTTAGATCGATGGGGGGCTCTCAGACAAATCGAAGGCGTTATGATCGCAGCGGCGTCTGATACTGTGGGCACGCTTACTACTCTTGGAAATTCTAGAAACTCTAAACATTCTTGTATTTTCTCTGCGTATAAATTCCCAACACCACCAGAAGAAGTTGCTGCTTCTATTGTCGGGCAAATCGCATTAGCGGGAAGCATTGACCCTGCGAGACCTTTCCAAACTCTTCAGTTAGCTGGTGTTCTTGCGCCCGCTGAATCTGACAGATTTAACTGGAGTGAAAGAAACACACTCTTGTTTGACGGGATTGCGTCTTTAGTTGTTGGTGCAGGTAGCGTTGTTCAAATTGAAAGAGCAATTACGACTTATCAATTGAACGCTTTCAGTGTTGCGGATACAAGCTATCTTGATCTCAATACACTACTGACACTTTCTTATCTGAGATATTCTTTCAAAGCTCGAATGACTTCGCGCTACCCGCGTCACAAACTCGCAAAAGACGGTACTCGTTTCGGCCCTGGCCAAGCGGTGATGACTCCTAAAGTTGCTAAGGCTGAATGCTTTACAATTTTTGAAGAGTGGGAGCTTAAAGGTCTCGTCGAAGGTTTTGATCAATTTAAAAATGATCTCATCGTTGAGATTGCATCAGATAACCCAAATAGACTCGACATTAGAATGTCACCTGATCTCATGAACCAACTTACGGTTTTGGGCACTCAGATACAATTTTTGCTCTAGGAAAGGGGTAGACCATGGCTGAACGAATCGGTGGAATTTTATTCGGAAAAATTAACGGCTCTCAAGTTAGAATGAAAGGCTCATGGACTTACAACCTGGGCCAGCCAAAACGCGAGGGAATTGTGGGCGCGGATCAAACGCATGGCTATAAAGAAATGCCGCAACTTGCTTTTGTTGAAGGCGCGATTACAGATAGCAGCGAGCTTGATCTTAAAGCTCTCGTAAATACAAAAGATGTGACTTTCACTCTTGAATTAGCAAACGGCAAAGTTATCGTTTTGCGTGATGCTTGGTGGGCTGCTGATGGCAACGTCACTACTGAAGAAGGCGAAATCGAAGCGCGCTTTGAAGGGTTATCAGCTCAGGAAGTTGCGTAATGAAACTTAAGTTAAAAAAGCCAGTCGAGCACGGGACGGGAAATTTTGTTTCTGAACTTGAATTCAGAGAACCCATTGCAAAAGACATGCGTGCGATCCCAATGGAGCCAAAGCAAGGCGACATGCTTGACCTTGCAGCGACTCTTTGTGGTCAACCACCAAGTGTAATGAACAAGCTTTGTCTTCAAGACTATGCGAACGTTCTAGAGTTGGTGTCGACTTTTATCGTAGGTGGCCAAGAAACTGGCGAGAGTGTGTAGGCTCTCTCGCATACTTTTTCCATTGGTCGCCTAATGAAGCTATTAGCATCGATGTAAATGATTTAGAGTTTTGGTTAGAGAGGGCAGAAGAAGTCGGAGAGGAGATAAGAAAAACCCAAAATGGCAAACACTAAAAAAGTAGGCCTTGAGGTTATCGTCTCCGCGACGGATAGGGCCACAGCAAAATTCAAAGAGATAAATAAAGGTCTCTCTAAGTCGGGTCTCGGTAAGCTCAGCAATTCTCTTTTCAAATTAAAAGGCGCTAGCGGTATTACTCAAATAGGCAAGGCCATGAGTAATTTTGGTAGTTCAGTCGCCAATGTCTCAAACGAATTTTCGGGACTTATCTTTAAGGTGGGTGCTCTTGCGGGCCTCGGCGGGGGAGGGCTTTTTGCTTTGTCAAAAGGTTTTGCCGATTTCGCAGACAACGCTCAAGATAGTTCTGAACGTTTGGGCATCGGCGTTGAATCATTTCAAAAGTTAAATATCGGAGCAATGCTCGCCGGAATCGATTCAGAAAAATTTGGGAATATCATAAACAAATTCTCAAGGGGACTCGGTGATGCCGCTCTGAACGGTGGCGAAGCGGCCAAGGTTTTTCAAAGACTAAAAATTTCCCTGAAGGCCAACGGTAAGAGCCGCACACTTGATGAAATTTTGCCTGAAGTTGCGGCGAAGCTAAATGCCATGCCGAACGCGTTTAAAAGAAATGCGATAACTGCAAAGTTATTTGGTAAGAACTTTGGTGAAATTACGCCGTTCTTAAAAGATTTTGCTAGATACACAAAAGAAGCTGAAGGCTTCATAATATCTAAAGAAGATGTAGAGCGCGGGGATCAATTCAAAGATCAGATCGTGACGTTCGGGAAAGTTATGGGGAGCCTTAGCAATGTTGCCGGGGCTTCTATGCTTGGTGGTTTTTCAGAAGGCTTAAAAATTCTCAGTGATTTTTTAATGGCCAGTAAGCCGCAGATAAAAGAATTTTTTAAGACGATAGGCAAATCCCTTCCGGATGCTTTTCGCGCACTGACTTCAGCGCTGAAATCGACAATGCAATTTTTCACAACTTACGATTCCAAAACGGGCGAGAGCCAATTAAACATGGGTCGTTTAAAATTAGTCTTTGGTGCTTTTGCTGCGTTTTTAGCTGCGCCTTTTTTAGTTGCGCTCTACGGAGCGGCGACAGCTTTTGGTGCTCTAGCTCTTTCAATTACTAGCGTGGGTATTGCATTTGGTGTTGCCTTCCCTTGGCTTGGATTAATAGCTGCACTTGGATTCACTCTTTATAAAAATTGGGAGCCGTTCATGGAACTTCTTAGCACCATAGCGGATAAGATAAGCTCGGTAGTTAATTTTAAAGTTCCGAGTTTTATGCAAAACGGTGTCTTTACTAATGCCGGATTAGCAGCGCCCGCTAACAATTCTTTTGTTGGTGCGGCTGGGCAAACAAATACGAACAACGCTACCGCGAGCTTAACTGTTAATCTGCCGAATCTCCCTAAAGGCGCGAGAGTTTCTCAAAGCTCAACAGGCTTTGAAGATTTTCTGGTGTCTCGTGGATATGCGATGCAACCAGGGGGCTATTAGCAATGAGCTTACTCGCTAAAAAGTTTCAGCAAGGGTATTTTAGAAATGTACCCTTTAATCTTGATAGTACGACGTTTGAAGGTGGTAGGCGCATTGTCGTCCATGAGTACCCTTTTAAAGAAGTAAGTTATTCAGAAGATCTCGGTAGGAAAAAAAGAGAATACTCTTTCGAGGCTTTTGTTAATGGTGAAAACTACGAGAGCGCAAGAGATCAGCTTATTGCCGCATGTGAAAACGTGGACGGCGAAGGTCTCTTAGTTCACCCGTATTTTGGAACTAAAAAAGTTGTATGCACTGGGTGCTCAGTACGTGAATCTAAGTCTGAGCTTGGCATAGCTTTTTTCTCACTTTCTTTTGTGGAAGTTGGTGAAAAGCTAAACCCGTCGAGTGCCATCGATACCGCATCAAAAGTAAAAAGCACAATTGAAGAGCTGCAAGATATCTCGAGCGCAGCTTTTGAGGCTATATACTCTGTGGCTGATACCCCATCTTTCGTAACGGATTCCGCTGAAGAAAAAATACAAGCCTTTACGGATGTCGTTAACGGGCAAGCAAAGAAGATAAATGGTGTCACTGAAAAGCTCGCTGATTACACGTACCAAATCAGAAATATGCAGGCTGATATTAGAGACATCGCGCAGACACCGAATAGGGTCGCTCAGAATTTTGTCACAACACTAAATAATTTTCTCGCTATTCTCCCCGGCGGTAGCCAGCAAATGAAATCAGCCTTAACGGGTGTTTCCGAATACGGCGTTGATTTTGATACCTCTAATAGTTTAACGAGCAGCCGACTAGCTGAATCAGAAAACTCTCGCGCCCTACGGGATTTGAACTTTGAATTAGTGGTGGGGCTCTTAGCCGGTGAAGCTACTGATAGAATTTACGAAAGCTATGAAGACGCGGAGACCGATAGAAATCAGGTTCTTGATCTTATCGATACAATTTTAAATCGTACACTTGACGATAATGTCTACTCTGGATTTTACCGATTAAAGCATGAGCTTGTTAAAGCTGTGCCAAATCCCGATCAGGATTTACCAAGAATAGTTGGTGTCGAGTACACAGCTCAAATGCCGAGCCTTGTAGTTGCTTATGATCTTTATGAGGCCCTTGATCTTGAAAAGGATTTAGTAGAAAGAAACGCGGTATCTAATCCAGGATTCATGCCAGCCAATAGGGAAATAAAAGCTTTGAGGTTTAGCTAATGGGCGACATAGCTACTCTAAGAATTAACTCTATAAACTATAAAGGCTGGAAGGGTTTTTCGATATCTAAAAGCATCGAGACAATTGCCAACGCTTTCACTCTTTCTGTGACAGATAATTGGAATGGTGAAATATGGCCGATTAAACCAGGTGATCTTTGCGAAGTTTTTTTATCTGATGAACTTTTAATTACAGGCTATGTCGATGAGGTTCAAACGAGCGTCTCCAAAGATGAAAGAACAATAGAAGTCACGGGCCGCGATAAAACTTCTGACTTAGTTGATTGCAGCATTGACGGCATAGGCCCACAATTTTCAGGCCTTAAATTTGAAAAGCTTTGCGAAAAACTCTGCGCGGCTTTCGGCATTACTGTCGAAAATCTCGCTGACACTGGTGCAGTAATACCAATGGTTAGAGCATCAGTTGGTGAAACATGTTTTGAGATCTTAGAAAAAAGGGCCCGTCAAAAAGGTCTCCTCTTAACTTCAAGCCCCGACGGGAAACTCAGAATATCGGAGCCCGGAAAAACTTACGCGGTTAGTGGACTCGAGCAAGGTGAGAATATTCTCTCTTGCAGCTCGAACTTTAGCCAAAAAGATCGTTTCTCTTCTTATAAAATAAAAGCGCAAAACGGCTTTGATGAAAACGGCACCGGCGGTTTTCAAACTATAGGAAGGTCTAGCGACCCAAACATTCCAAGATACAGACCCTTGGTGATATCGGCTGAGAATGCGATGACAAATTCTGAAGCTAAAAAGCGAGCTGAGTACGAGGCAATTACTCGTGCAGCTCGTGCGGTGAAAGTCTCTGTGACTGTACCCGGCTTTAGACAAAGAGATAATTCTTTTTGGAAAGAAAACCAAATCATAAAAACGAATGCGCCAAGCATTGGTGTCATTAATGAAGAGCTTCTTATCTCAGATATTACTTACGCGTGCGATGAGAATGGAAGCACTACAGCTTTCGGCTTAAAGAGAAAAGACGCCTTTATAGCGGTGCCCGAAGTTTCTAAAAAAGATGAACTTTCTATAGGGATAGACAGCGAATGAATTTAAGAATCTTAAATCGCGTTCTCGCTCCCTTACACAGAAGAATAATGAACATGGTCGCCCGTGGTGTCATCAAGGCAGTCTCAGAAGATAAAGGCCTGCAAAGGCTTCAAATGACTTTCATGTCTGATGAAACTTTTGATGACCTTGAGCGCGTCGGGCAGTATGGGTTTATATCAAGCCCGCCCCCGGACGCGGAAGGTGTTGCTATATTTCCCGGCGGTGATAGAAGTCATGGGCTTGTTATTGGCACCGAGGATAGAAGATATAGGCTTAAGACTTTAGCAAATGGTGAAGCAGCTCTGTATGATAATCTCGGGCAGTACGTTCACATTAAGCAAGGCGGCATCATTGAAGTTAAGGCGAATACAAAAGTCTTAGCAACATGCCCGCTTTTTGAAACTTCAAACAATGCAAAAATTGGTGGCAACCTTGAAGTGGTGGGCACATCTCTTTTAACGGGGCTTGCGACTGCACCCGCAGGTGTCACTTCAATTGCTACAATCTCGGGCGCTACGATTGCACAAACTGCAGGTGGTGCACCGACAGCTAACGTGGGCGGGAAAATCGAAGAGATTAAAACTGCTCACAATTCGCATAAACATACAGAGAATGACATTGGCGGCTTAACAAGTGCGCCCGATGTTTTGGTGACATAATATGAGTGACATAGCGATTGAAATTTCTAGATCTAGCCAAGGTGATACTTTTGATTTTGCTATTTCTAATAGCGATATCAAATTAGATGAGGGCCTTAGAACCGCTGTCATCATTTCTCTTTTTACAGATAAGAGAGTTACAAAAGAAGAAGTTAATTTAGGCCAGTCTCAAAAAGGTTGGTGGGCTGATACTCTCGAAGAAATTGAAGGCGATAAGTGGGGCTCAAAACTTTGGCTCTTGGAGCGTGAAAAACAAACTGCGCTCAATCTCACGCGGGCCGTCGAATATGCGAAAGAAGCTCTCAACTGGATGATTGAAGATGAATTGGCCGATAAGATAGATGTAGAGGCTAGTTATCCCATAAACGGATTTTTGAGTCTTCAAGTGTATATTCAAAAGCCTAATGGCGAGAAATTGAATTACGCTTTTGATAAAGAGTGGAAAATTGAAGGGGCAAGATAATTATGGCTTTTAGTAGACCGACACTTTCTGAGATCGTGCAAAGAGCGACCACCGATCTCTCTACTAGAATAATTGGATCGGTAGCTGCTTTACGACGATCAGTCATAAAAGCTTTTGGTTCTGTGATTGGTGGTGCGGTTCATTCTCTCTACGGGTATTTAGATTATATCGTTCGTGAAGCTTTCGTTGATACAGCAAAAGACGCGTCTACTCTTGAGAGACATGGCTCAATCTGGAGTGTGCCTAGAAACTCACCGACTTTCGCAGACGGATTTGTTGTTTTTACAGGAACAAATGGAACAATTTTACCTTCAGGCACTTCTCTTCAAAGAAGCGACGGCGTTCTATATTCGACCCTAGCCGATGGCACAATAGCTTCGGGCACTGTGACTGTTGAGGCTGTGTGCTTAACGTCTGGTGATACTGGAAACATGCTCAGTGGTGAAAACCTAACTATCGTGACACCGATTGCCGGGATAACTTCTCAAGGCACAGTCGACACCGACGGTATGACCGGCGGCGCTGATGTTGAGGAAGTTGAAGCTTGGCGCGAAAGAATATTAGAAAAAATCAGAAAAGCACCGCGTGGTGGGAATGCCGATGATTACAAATTTTGGGCAAAAGAAATTACTGGTGTCACCAGAGTTTGGGTATATGAAAACCAATACGGTGCGGGCACAGTTGGCTTAGCTTTCGTAAGAGATAACGACACCCCCACAATTTTCCCGAGTGCTGGGGAGATTGCAGACGTGCAAGATTACATCGACACTGTGAGACCCCTAACAACAGACTTGACTGTATGGGCCCCTGTAGCTCAAGTTTTAAATTTTACAATTTCAATTACACCAGACACAGCGGCCATAAGAGCTGCGGTTCAGGCTGAGCTTGAAGATCTTATTAAACGAGTTGCTGAACCTGGTGGTACTATCCTTTTATCTCAAATTCGTGAAGCCGTTTCTGCGGCTGCAGGCGAAGAAGATAACGCTGTCACAGCACCCGCTGCAGATGCGACAGCAACAGCCGGAAATCTTTTTACAATGGGGACGATTACTTGGGTTTAATATATGAGCCAAATTGATAACTATCGCTCATTTCTTTTAAATCTGTGGCCCCAAGGTCGCGCATGGAACAGAGAATTTGAGAGCCTTCTTTATTTAATTACTGAAGGGTTGTCGGTCGAATTTACACGTCTTGAGACAAGAGCCTTAGAGCTGCTTCGCGAGCTAGATCCAAGAACAACTTTTGAACTTCTCTCTGAGTGGGAATCAATGCTTGGTATTCCCGATGAGTGCCAAAGCGTTTCAGGAACTAATGAAGAGCGTTTGAGAGCCATTCTTCTTAAGCTAACTCAACGTGGTGGGAATGCTCTTTCAAAACAAGCGATGATCGATCTCGCTGCAAGCATCGGCTACACAGTTGAGATTGAAGAGCCTGGTGCGAATCTCTTTAGGTGCGGCATAAGTCGCTGCGGCGATAGGCTTTATGGGGCTTTATGGAAATTCTGGTTCACGGTTATCACCGAGAGTTATGTTCTCAGCCAATTTCGCGCTGGGACAAACAGAGCAGGTGACAGACTTAGGAGTTTCCAAAATACAGAATTAGAGTGTGTAATAGGGAGAGCGAAGCCTGCACACACAAACGCTCAGTTTATTTATTTGGGCGAAGTGATTGTGACAGAAGGCGGCGAGGATCTCCTTACTGAAAGTGGCGACACGCTAAGAGTATAAAATGACAGATAGAAGAATTGACGATCTCACAGCGATTACGGAAGGAAACTTATCGGGCTCCGATTTGTTTGTTGTTTCTGACATCAGTGCTGAGGAAAGTAAAAAGATTCTCTTATCTGAGTTAGAAACTAAATTTGCTGACTATCAAGAAGTGTCAGTGCCCACTTTCCAAAACGTGCCTGCGGCTAATACATGGGGAGATCTTGGGTCATTTACTTTAACACCGGGTGATTGGGAAATTTATGTTAATTTTGCAGTCAACAACAACGGGGCTACAACAGGCGCTTCCAATTATGATGCAGGTGTTTCAATCAATTCAGGAAACGCTTTTGGCGAAGCACTGACTGCTTTTACAAGATTTGGTGGTATAGGAAACGGCGGTTATCTAAGAGTTAATCTTTCGGTGGCTACCACTTATTATTTCAAATATAGAAATACTGCTTACACGGTAGCTACACCACAAATGCGCGGTAAGATGAGCGCGAGGCGTTTTAAATGACAAAAAAAGTAAGTGAACTTAATGTAATAAATGAAAATCAACTTGCAGGCGGCGATAAGTTTTTGGTGTCGGATGTATCTGAATCACAGAGCAAATCTCTTTCTGTGTCACAGCTTGAAACAAAGTTTGCAAATTATGTAGAGTTTGCCGGGTCAACACTTACACCGATTGCAGCTCCGAACGTTTATTATGATCTCGGTAGCATAACGCTTACACCAGGTGACTGGGATATCAGCCTGACTTTTGCGACTCAGTTAAATGGTGCGAGTACTAGTAGTACAAATTATTTTGTGGGCATTTCTAATACACCAGGAAATTCTTTCCCGGGTGAAATTACTGGAATAAACTCAGTTAACAATTCAGTTGGTGCCATTATGAATTACAGAGCCGTGGTGACAGTTAGCACCACTTATTATTTCAAATATAAAAATACATCGTACACTGGTGGGCCACCTTCAATTCGTGGGCGCTTGTCAGCGAGAAGGGCTAAATAGGGAGATTATTAAATGAGAAGAAATGCCGGAACAGACGCCTTAGCAGGCAATCTATTTACTGATGGCAATCCTGCCACATCGACACCTGCGAGTGTGCTAGGTAGCGATTGGCTAAATATCCTGCAAGAAGAGATTGCATCGCTTATTGAAAGCACGGGTCTGACAATCGATCAGTCAAACGGGTATGGCTCAAACGATACTACTCAGCTCAGGCAAGCGATTCAGATTCTAGCCTCAGCGGGTGGCGGCGGTGGTGCCGGGGCAGCTTGGCAAGAAAACCCCGGTGACTCACCCACCACTATTGAAGAAAATGGTGGGCTTATGTATCTGTTTGAAGCTTCAAAAACAGGAAAATTAAATCTGTTTTTAAAAGTTCCTGAAGGATATGTAGCAGGTCGCCAAATCACAATGAAGATCGGACACTATTCTAATAGCTCTTCAAACACTCAGCTCCTTTCAGCGGTTGCAACTTTGGTGCGTGACGGCGTTGATGCATTTGATTCAACAACGAATCAAAGAACAACAACAAACACAGCTCTTACGAACACTGTTGCTAAACAACTTCGTATGACAACCCTTGATATCACGAGCACAACTGGGCAAATTAACAGTGTCTCTGTAACACCTGGTGATATGATTTATGTTTCTCTTTCTAGAGGCACAGACACAGACACCGGTGACATCCGTTTTGTTCCTAGTCTTACAGAAGTGAGGTTTTAATTTTTATGAAAAGGTTTTATTTTTTACTTTTAACGCTCTTAACGTTCAATGCTTTCGCGGCTCTCACTGAAGTTGATAAAGCAATTTACACTGAGAGAAACATTTTAAAAAACCCAGGCTTTGAAAATGGCAGAAATTCTTGGACTGTATCAAGTGCCACCAACAACGCGGTGACAACCGCTGCGAACGTGCTCTATGGAACAGCTTCCGGTTCAGTTCTTATTTCTACAAATGGTGGGTATGTTCGCTCCGGAACTTATACACTTCCCACAGCTCTTTACGGGCAAGCGTGTGAAGCAAGAGTTCTCTATAAAGGCGGTGATGCACTCACTACTCTTGAAGTTTACAACAGAGACAATGAGCTTCAAGGCTCTCAAGTATTGGTTGCTAATGCGGATGCCGGTTATAAATCAGTTTTCTTTAGATGCCCTTCAGCCACTCAAGTTGCAGGTGACGCCGATAAGGGTGCTCTCTACGTTCAGATAAAACAAACGAGTGCCGGTACTCACACGATTATGTACACCGACAACTGGTACTTGGGCACTTTGCTAAACTTAGGAGACACCACTCTACCAGATGTTTATTCTGCAAAAATCTCATCAACTGATGTTGTCAGCGAAGAAAACGTTGATTGGATAAATGGCAACTGTACGAACGCAACAGCGGGGCAAGCCACTTGTAATTTTAATGCTAGTATTTTTGCCAGTACACCGACTTGCACAGTTTCCACTGCAAGTAATAACGTTGCATTCACTATTACAGGAACCGTGTCTACGTCTTCTATTTTAGTAATAAGCTATGATACTACGGGCACGGGAGTAAACGTTGCCACCAACATAACTTGCGTGAAGTCAGGAACAGACGCAAAACAAGCGGTTCAAGTTTATAAAACAATACCAAAAATCGCCGATAACATTGATAGATTTACAGCAAAAATTTCTTCTGCCGATGTTGTAAGCGCTGAAAACGTTGATTGGATAACTGGGGATTGTACGAACGCGACTGCAGGTGTGTTCACTTGTAACATAAACGCAGGTGTTTTCGGGTTAGTTCCAAACTGTCAGGTTACACCTGGTGCAGGGACTAGCGCTTGTATTATAAACAACACCTCAACAAACACTCAAATCACGGGTGTGTGTTATGTATCAAATACTGGTACGAACACAAACACCGAGGTGATACTGAGCTGTGATAAACAGGGCACCGATTTTAAAATGCCCACAGTACAGCCTGTTATTGTTGGAAACTTAAACCAAACACCAACGGCTAACCCAAATACACATTACAAAATGTTCTCTGCGGCTGTCGGAACTACTGGCACGGTGTCTAGCGAAATGGGCGATTGGATAACAGGTAACTGCACCAACGCAACACCTTCCGTTTGTACTTTAGATTCTAGCGTGTTCACTGCGACACCAAACTGCTTTGCAAACACCAACGATGCGACTACCGGAAGCTTCTGTATATCGAATGCGACTTCTGCGACTTCAGTTAGCATAAGATGCACGAGTGACGCGGGTGCTGATACCACCACAACAAAAGCTAAAACACTCTGGTGCCAAGGACTTTAATGGCTGAAATGCTTTGGGGCCTCGCGGGTGCGGGGCTCATGCTCATCATCACCAAAGTGTGGGAGCGCCTTCAGAGTAATTCTGATAGCGTCATCGACGATCTAAAAGCCGATGCCAATGAGCTTGAGCAGAATCTCAAAGTAGCACTCAAAGAAAACTCTGAAGAAATAAAAGCTCTCACAAAAGCGCTTATTAAATTCGAGGCTTCTATGGAAAGGCTTGAAGAGAAAATCGAGGATATCCCCGAAATGAAGAAGGATATCAATGCACTTGGTGACAAGATTAGGCGATTTCAAATTGAATTAAAAATGGCTCAGTAGAAAGAAGGGTTAATATTTTGGACACTCTAAGTCTGTCGATACTATTAGCCCGAGAAGTCTTTCAGCTTTTAAACACCAAAGAATCCCAAAAATATCTCGACCGCTCAACAGAGCTTGAGCTTCAGCTACTCGGTGAGTTAGAAAAACCACCACATAAACAAAACGACAAAAAAATTGTTAGGCTCCGTAAGGAACATGCCATTATCCTGAAAGCGGCTATAGCGGAAGCCCAAAATGCAAGAGCACAAAAATGAAAGCATTCTTTTATTCGTGGTTCTCGGGATTCTCGTTGCTTGTCTTATTTTCACTCTTATGTTCATGTAGCTCTCTTGATCATGGCCCTCTCATTGAGCAAGAGCTTCGCTTTCGCCCAGGCTTTGAGGGGCTCACGCACGCCACCTGCTTTGAGTTGATTGGTGACGATTGTCTGCGCCAAGACGTTATTGAGTATAAGTTCTCTAACGAATCGGATTTAAAGCGCCTTAAAGCCATACAGCTTATCTGCAAGGTGGGCGATAGGCGTTTCCATGTCTGCGAAGATGAAGCCGCTCTGTGCTCAAATTTCGAAGAAATAAAGACCTTTCTAGGCGTGCCGTACAGTACGACACTTCAATCTGAAAAGCTCCATATCCCTGACGACGTTCAAACGCTTATTGACGCGAACACGTATTGTGCAGCGCAAGGCTCAGTGTCAGAAAAAGGAATGTTCTAAAAGCTGAAAAGCCCCTTATTCTGAATATGGCTTGAGGGTGCGTGGGGAGAGTACGTATCTAAAATGACCTTAAATAAAACCTTGAAAAATCCTTTGTTTCTTTTCTTTTTAATCCCCTAACACCTTCGAGCCAATTATTACTCATGCCTGCGGGGTTACACTTAGGCCGAATTATGTTTAGTATTTAGGTGTATGGCAAGCTCGAGACCTATTAGTTCAGGCAGCGGCGTTTGGGGATTAATAACAGGGACAATAAATGACCAAAGTGATCTAATCAGTTTTCTTGCCTCGACATATTTTCCTTTAGCTGACTTCACTTCAAGTTTTAATTCAGCCTTCGCATCTAAGAGCACCACTGATTTAAGCGAAGGTGATAACTTATATTTCACAAATGAGCGAGTGGACGACAGAGTAGCTAGTTTGCTTCAAGCCGGTGCCAACATTACACTTACCTATGATGACACTCTAAATACTCTCACCGTTGCGTCAACCGCATCAGGTGGTGGCCTAGATCTTGTCAGCTATAGTCAGTACGGGGGATTTTAAATCATGACTGCAACACCGGTATTTCCACAAACAATTAAAACAAACGTCGCGCAGATTTTACCTGCAGACACAACCACTTTAAAAACACTTATTACCGCACCTGCAAATGGTGTTCGAGTAGACAGCATTTTAATATCGAGCACAGATACTTCTGCAAGAGACCTACAACTTGTTGTCACCATTTCTTCAGTTGATTATGTGCTTGGCACTCTTCAGATTCCTGCAAATGCTGGGTTTACAAATGCTGTTCCAACAATAGCTGCTTTTCAGCATTCACAGCTTGTCGGGCTAAACACCGATGTGAACGGCAACAAATTTTTATTCCTAGCAAGCGGTGCCGTATTGAAAGTTAAAGCTCTCACAACAGTGACAGCGGCAAAAGCTATTTCGGTTATCGCTCAATGCGGAGAATTCTAAGTGTCTTTCGGGATGTTCACGCCTTCTGTTAAAAACATCTTGCCTCAAAGCAATGATTGGAAAGCGCTGCAGACTTTCACAAAAAGTTCTCTTGGTGTGACTACAAGCCCCGTTGTGAAGCTGCGAAACTTAACTCCCGCCACAAATGGCGCGCAGCAAGTTTCACCTTCTCTTGAATGGGAAGCGCAAGGATTTAAAACAAACGCAACAGCCGGAAGTCAGTCGCTTAATTTGCGCCAATACGTTTTGCCTGTTCAGGGCACTGTGAGTCCTCGAGCTATTTTAAAAACTGAATTTTCTGTAAATGGTGCCGCTTATTCTGATTTTTTAGAGCTGTATACAACCCTTCAAGACGGGATCAATTATCCTGCTCTAAAAATTTATGGGATGATTGAGAGTTCCGTAAATAACTCATCAACAATTAGCACTCTGCAAAACTTTCTATTAACAAATCCCAGTGGAAGCAAAACGAATATCGGTTTTAAATTCGGAAGCGTAGTTAAAGCGGGCCTTATAATCGACGCTGGCGGGACGATTGATTACAGAGGTCTTCAACATAACTTTTATACTGGAACCACAGCGGAGTCTGCTAACCAAGTTGTGCAGATTTACTCCGGCGGTATTTATAACACCGGCGGTTCTTACAATTCAGGCCCAGTCACAGCGGGTGCCGCTGACACCGGTGCTACAGTTAAACTTTCAAGCTACGGGGGCTTTGCCGGAAAAGGCGTTTTAGTAACAAGCGCTACATACACTTACGGCGACGAAATGGTTGTCTATGGTGACGGGTCTGCAGCTTTTGAATGTACAGGAACAGCCACCGCGTGTAGCACCTATACTAATTCAAGCACATGCAACGCTCATTCCGCTGCGGGCTGCACATGGTTCGCAGGTGAATCGTGTTCAGTTTTCAATTCCACGTCACAAGGTACTTGTGAAAGTAATTCAGGGTGCACATGGGATCAATCGTCTTGCTCGACCGCTAATAACACCGATCAAACAACATGTGAAAGTCTAGACGATTCATATGGTGGTAGCTGTACTTGGGACACCTCTACTTGCCCAGCCATAACGGATCAATCAACTTGCAACGGCACAACTGGCTGCTCTTGGTCTGATACTTGTAGCGGATACACTGACCAAGGTTCCTGTGAAGGTAACTCTTGTACATGGAATTACTCGGACTGCTCATCAAACTTTTTTGATGAATCAAGCTGTAATGGTCAAGCGGGTTGTTCGTGGGACGGCGCTACCTGTAACGGGCAGTACAACACGTCGTGTGTTGGTGGCGTGTGTGGCGGGAGTATTTGTTCTGGGAGCTACTCGACAGGTAACTGTAATGGCGTTTATGGGGCAATTTGTCAGGGTACAGCGAGCTGTGCGAATTTAACAGATGACGGGTCATCAGCATGTAATGCAGAACCAGGATGCTCTTGGTTATCGGGCGCAACTTACACACTTCCAAGCTCGTCAATTGCGAATAGATCAGCTACAGCAAGATTTTATTACACCAAAAACATAGGCGCATCAGGTAATATAAATGTCGCTGCAGGCGCAGGTGATACTCTTGAAAGCTCTATAACGATTGCACCGGGAGACGCTCTTTTGATTCACCATTTTAGTAGGCCAGCTAACTGTAATGTGCTCACTAGTCAGACCCCATGCAATGCAGAGAGTGGCTGCTCATGGACGCTTAAATCTTGTGGTGACTTCGGGGCCAATGAAAGCACATGTAACGCACAAAGCGGAAACGGTTGTACTTGGGACGGCTCATCATGTCAGGGGTCTTATACTGGTTCTGATGGCTCATGCTCTGGAACTTATTACCCCACTAAGAAATGGTATAAATTAGGGAGTTTTTAAATGGCATTAAATAATAATGAAAAACAAATAACTGCACTCTTGGCTCAGAAAAAACCTGAAGTTGAATACATGATACGCCTTTCCAGTGACGAGCCTTTCGCAAAGCAAGAAATCACAGATAAAAGTTCTGGCCTAAAAGAAGAGCTTTTAAAAGAGAAAGAAAGCCACGAGTCACACATATCAATGCTCACTACTAGACTAGAAAAAATCTCTCTCTTAATCTCAGCTATAGAGGATTTACAAAATGGAAATGAATGAACAAGGTTTATTAGATTTAATTAAAACTGGTGGTACAGTCGTCGTAAAAGTTTGGATGGATAACTGCCCGAAGTGCGATGAGTTTAAACCTATTTTTCAAAAGGTAGCTGACTCAAAAATAATCGGCGCTGATGTTCCGATGGTTAGTTTCAATTTGCCTGCTCGCCCCGATCCCGCAACTGGTAGTTCAGTATTTAAAAAAGAGTACATGAAATCAGAAAACGGAAAGCCCATAGGTGCACCTGCAGTTATGGTTTTTAATGAAGGTAAACTTCTTTATCGCCACTACGGTAAAATGAGCGAAAAAGACTTGATAGAGTTTATCACTAAAGGCACTCCACCTGTAGATCAAAAAGCTGAAGCTAAGCAAGAACTTATAATGCTCTTCGCAAGACGCGGAGAACTTTCGATGCTTCTCGAAGAGCTTCCGCACCTCGATGCTAAGATAAATCAGATTAAACAATTTCTTGGTGCACCGTGAATTTAAAACCTGGTGACACCATACCTTTAAAATTTCAGCTAACTGATCAGGCTGTTAATAAATTCCCTAGAGCTGTGGTGAGAGATGCAAATGATGCGCCGATATCCGGCTCGCCCTTTACTCTCGCGCATGTAGCTAATGGGCTTTATACAAACGCTCTAGCGGTAGCACCCGACACCAAGAATCTTAGCGTGCAGTATTTAGTTTACAGCGACGCCGGTCACACAACACTTGATACCGGATATGAGGCTGTGACTATCGAAATACCTGTTGCTAAGGAAGCACCAAGCGCGAGCAGTGAGATCACTGGTGTAGTTGATGAATCTGCCATCACTGGTGTTGTTGAAGACAATGGTGACGGCGTAATTAGCGGCATAGTCTGTGACTGTGAAGAGTAGGGGAGATAAAAAAACATGTCTGATTTTGTAACAATTATTAAAGGTGAAGATAAAACAGTTCGCGTAAAGCTCGTCAAAGAAGACGGCTCACCTTTTAAATTAACTGGTGTAACTGCAGCTTCAATTAGTTTCCCAAA